GTTGAATGTCATCGGTGTCGGATCTCGACTGCTCATGAAGGCATTCCATGCATGCTGCAATCTATCTGTTAATGCCATCGATTACCTCCATTTTGAATTTTCTATCTTTTCTTCGGGAACATGTCTTTAACAACGTTGATTCCCCATTTCTTTTCTATATACTTTTTAACAGCGTATACACCAGCGGCAGTTACAACGGTTCCAGCAACAGAATTAGCACTACGCTGAAGGATGTTTTTCACTGTATCAGCTCCACGAACTATCGACGGCTTCTCCAAATCCTTCAACTGCTTTTCCATGTTGATACGATTGATTCTCTGTCGCAATTCCTTGTCTGACATCTTTTCAATACGTTTAGTATTTTCTTTATAAGCCTGTATTTCTGCTTTGTTCTTTCGAACATAACCTGAAACTTTTCGAGCGCTGCTCACACCTTTTTCTTTAAAGGTGTTTACTCCCTGCACTATACGCTTTTTCCCTAACTCAGTTAAGGATCCGTCGGGGTTCTGATAACGACGAACACCCCACTTCATTCCTTTTATTCCATGATGGTACAGTTCGTTCATCATACTCCTCCAATAAAAAAGAGGACGCTCCCTCAGTTTTAAGAAGGAGCGCCCGAGAATTATTACATCTGTTCTCTTCTGATAGCCTTTATGTAGCTCTTTAATTCTTCTCTCTCAAACTCAGTAGTCGCCTTGTCCATTAATCGTTCAAGCGCGTCTACTGCTCTGTCGCCTATGCTATGTTTGCTCATATTCATAGAATCATTATAAGGATTCATAGAAGGCATATACTGCTCGGGGTAACCCATGGCATAGGAGCCACCCATCATAGGATAGCCCATAGAATTTCTAAAAGGTTTTACAACCATTCCGTCAGAATATCCATAAGCGTTACCTGTCATTGACATCTGCGGAATAATTCTTCCAGCATTAGAATACATGGGTCTTTCTTCGAGCATAGGACCTTTTTCCATAAGTTCTGTCAACTTAAGAATCAGGCAAGCTACATCGGTAGTCTCTTTAATATTAGTTGGAGAAATGCTTTCGTTAACGAGTTTGTCTAATTCTCCGTTAAGTTCATCTATACGTTTCTCGATTAAACTCATCTTCATGACACTCCTCCTTTCTAATATGTAATAGCTAGATCCGGTCTATCAAATATAACATTAGCATTCTGCATCTGAATTGGCTGACTGCTCGTATTTCTTATAGAAAGAGTTTCACAGCATCCATTCCAAATATCAACATTAATAGCTCTGCTTATGTTGTTAAACTCACCAACTGCGGAAGGTGTAACAATCATCTCGCTTGCCGGTATTGTCGCACCGTCAATCATGATAGCAACCGAAATAGGTCCAACAGTACCGTCTTCAGGTATAGCGATGTTAGCTCCAAAATCTACTAAGTATCTTGCAGATTTGGATTTACATCCGCATGCTTTTCTAGGCACCCAACCGCTTAAAAGGAAATTTCCTGCCCCGTCTCTATGACGGACGAAACCTCTTAAGCAAGGAACCGGTGTTTCGGTGAATACAACAGTTTCTCCGGGATTAATTATTTGAAGGGCATTTGCCGAATATTCAGCCATAGTGCACCTCCTTATGCATTGCATCCGCAACCGTTATAAAAACCTGTATTACAGCAACCGGGATTCTGAACTACAAAAGCGGGGATCGGAGACGGGTTAATCGCCTGTTTAATAGCAGCTGTCTGTTCAACCTGAGACTGCGCAAACTTAAGAGCATTATTTTCGGCAAGAAGATCAGTATTTCTCTGCTTAAGATTGTCAAGCTCGAGCTGACAGAGCTTGTCCATAACCATCTGCACTTTGTCTCCGATGGTATTTGTCAGCATCTGGAAACCCTGCTGCATGGTCGTCCTGTCTGCGCAATTTTCAGTAGCTACGGTGTACTTTAGGTCAGCGATTCCAGCCCTGTTTTCACAGCAGCAATTCTGCATAGCCATAGAAAGAGCGTTCTGGTTGGCAGTAATTCCGTTGATACCACTCATAATTGCCTGCTGGTCGAATCCTCTCTGGACGTCATTAACTACATATGGTGTACCATTGTAATTTCCACCATTGTTTCCTCCCCATCCATTGCCCATCATAGCAATTAAGAAGAAAAGAACAATGAACCAAAGTGATCCGCCATCGCCCCAACCAAAACCATTTCCGTTGGAACCCATTACTGCGGCCATATCAGCGGGGCTCATGCCGCCACCATTTTCAGATAAACTCATTTAAAGTCCTCCAGATTAAAAAAGTTTAAGATTAATAAAACATTAGACAATAATTTTTATAGATACTAAATTGGCCAAATAGTATTCTTACTTATGAAAAAATGTATTTTGGAACTGAACAGCATTGTTGTAACACTGATTAACCTGTTCCTGAGTTACTTGCCCAGAGCTCAACATATTCTGAACAATTTGCTGAGGATCGCCCTGTAAGCCCATCTGCTGCATCATGCTCTGAGGTGTTCCGCCCGAACGAATAAAGTTCATAAGAGTTCCAAACATTTGCATACCGTTAAACATTCTTACTTACCTCCTTGCTCTGTAACTTGTTTCTATTTCCATTTTGAAATTGTTTTAAAAATGGCGATAGTTCTTCCTGGAGAATCTGTCTCACGTCATCTTTTGTTGCGTACTGTACTGAAGAAGACGATTCTTTAGGTTGAACTTCTTCTACTCGCTGTTTGTAGTCGTAAATTTCCAGTGGGTAGATTCGACCGTTTGCGTCTGACTTCTTCATGCAAAAGACATCAGAATTTTCCACGAATAGAAACAATTCGCTGTTCGGAGCCATAGGCATAGACATTGCTGCCTGAATACTTGGTACAGACCCCACAGACCGGTTAACAGGAACTTGCTGCATGAGCATATTTGGAACGACTGATGTTTGCGCCGCCTGTGGAACGGTCATAATTTGTGCCGGTCCGCTAGCTCCGAAACCCGGAGCATAATTGTTGTTGAACAGTCCCATAATTTTTTTCTCCTTTCGTTATTTGCTCCAATAGTAAATTGGTTGCTCATCACCGGAATCCCATGTGTCGTAGTAATCGCCATTTTCAACGGTAACTACATGTTCACCGGTTGCGAGCAAATACTTGCCAGTTGGATGTTCCAAACAAAAATCCCTAACTGTATAACAATTAGGGCAAGTGTTCGGTATTAATTTTCTCGTATAACCTTCTTCAGCCAACCATGATTCCCACACTCTGTTAGCGGAAGGCATGTCATACATAAATAAGCTTTTCGCTCCTAGTGTAACTCTTACTGTAACCCAGTCTGAATCCAATAATTTGGTAAGAGCTCTCACTGTACAATCGCCAACGGACTGACGCCCGGGGTTAGGATTATAAAATACAAACATAAATTTAAGAATTAATTAAAAGATAACCGGTTCCGTCTGGAAGAGACTGACCGCTGGATTCTGTGACTGGGTCGACCATATAACTGATTCGACTTTCCAATTCATTAACAGATTCTTTCAATGCTTCCAGCAAACTTCCGGTCGGCGGATCAAAATTCAATTTAACTTTCTTTGCAAAATATGCTTTAACGAGATGCAATAATAAACCGTCCGGAAGATAGTCGGTCCATTCAGTATCTTCAGTTATGCTCGATAAAGAAGATTCAACCCCTATTTGAGCTAATGTAGCCATGGTCATATTAATAAATATCAACAAGTTTAGATCGAAATCAGGGTCTGTTACTTCGACATCAGATAGCTGCTTTACGGTTTCTAAAATGTTATCACTTACCATAGCTTTGTATCTCCTTCTGTCCTAATTGGTAATATGTAAGGATCGGAAATATCAGTTCCGTCCCAATAAGTTAATTTTTTGTGGGTGATTGCGCTAACACAGACTGTGTTATTAGGATCGAATAGCAACGGACTACGATTAATAATATCTTCGATGGTTATCGGCTCGATATGATGCACGTGAATTGTGCCGAATATCGTATAACCTTCTAGAGCCATGTCGCATCCGTTATCTCTTAGAATCATCTCTCTTCGATGACGTCTCCATTCGGGAGACTTGTAGAATTGTTGGTTCAAATATCGGTGAGATCCGAAGGTCTCCTCTCCGATTCTTTGAGCCCCTTTTAGATAATTAAAACGTTCCTCATAAGTGGGAAATGTTATGAGTTCTTGATAGGTTTTCATTTTTTATTAAAGTCATCAGCTATTACTTTTTCCAAAACGTCCAATGAAACATCACCTTCTAATTCGGCTATCTCTGTGTGATTATGCAAGTAATGAATCCAACGTGCGTCACTACTTTCTAAAATGCTATCATACGCATTAGACCCTTGTACTCTTAAGCTAGAAACAGAATAATCTTTTGTTTTATCGACTATTTGATCTGCATATTTTTTTACAGAATCATAGTATTCGTTATATGATTTTTCATAATTATTGTATAAATCTTTAGTTTTCGTAGAAAGATTTTTGTAAAATAAATCCGAAGCAATATCTGAAGCCGCGAGTTCTATAAGATCTTTGTCGTCAACCATATCAGGTGAAACTAATTCTTCTCGCATTCTTTTCTGTGCTTCATCTCTAAATTTCTTATCATTTTTTAAATAAGAAATGTCTTCTTCCACACTTTTACAATATTTCTGAAAATCGTCATTATTTTTCTCAGAAAGTTTCAAAGCTTCATTAGCGGCATTAGTTATATCAGAATCTATAGCTTTTTTAGCATCATTGTATGCATTGTATTCCTTTGCAATACCGTTTGCTTTTATTTTTTTGTTGTCTATTTTATACTGTTCTCTGTTAGCCATTATGCCGTCGGCGCCAACACTATATCTCTGTCGCCCAGCATCGGTCAAAGATCCATCAGGATTCTGATAACGTCTAACTCCCCATTTCATGCCTCTTATTCCGTGATGACATAGATAAAGACCAGCGGTTTTAGTTTGTGTGTTAAACATTTTATATCCTTTTTTACATCTTTTAGTAACGAGTAAAGCGACCGATTCTAATACTTTGTTCGTCAGAATCCCATCTGTATGCTAAATCGTACTTTTTCAAATATTTGACGCCAAGTTGCACATCAGAAAACTTTAAATCCTTAATTTTTGCTTCGTTGAACATTTTGACATACTTCTTTCCGTCAGAACGCAACTTAACTAATTGCGGATCATTTTTACTCTGTTTGTCTGCTCTTTCCAATTCTCTTTCATACCGATCGGGATCTTGATCGTAGTATTTGTCTACTCTTTTGTATATCTCACCTTGACGTTTAAGTATCGGCTCTCTTACTTTTTCGTTGTACTCTTTGTCCACTCTATCATAATTTTCTCCAGTGGAAGACCCCATGGTCATTATACCACCAGATCGGCCTTGTGCGTGTTCGTGTTCTTTAGCTGCTTTCTTAATAGCACGTTTCATGCTTCTACGGCTTTTAACAATTCTCGATTGTCCGAGAGCAGTTAAGGTTCCGTCTGGATTCTGATAACGACGAACACCCCACTTCATTCCTTTTATTCCATGGTGCTCTAAATATAACTCGTTCATATAATCAATCTCACTTTCATTCGAAAGCGTCTCTATTAGCTTTAAAAGCAATATATGCATCCATCATAGCAGCGACATTATCTATCTTCTGCTCCTGGCGCTTCTTGTAGAGCTTCCGATTTCCATTAGTATCTTCTAAAGTGATTGCGTTTCCCATAGCAAAACTCATAAGCTGTTCGTCAAAAAGTAGTTTCCTTTCCTCTGAAAGCTTCTTGAGTTCTCCTAAAGGAACGGATTCAGTTTTAGACCCTTGAGGAACCTTCTCAATTCCAAAAGGACCGTTTTCTGTTCCCCAACGCTCTATAAATTCTTTTGCATTATATGGGTCGTACCCGACACATCTTACATCGTATTCTTCTTTTACGATATGCATATCGAGGTCGTCATAAACCTCATTCATATCTAAAACTATTCCATCTAAAACTATAAGGCTTCCTTCTTGCATGAATTCTTCATACTTTATTCGCATTGCAGTGGGGAGATTTTCTAGTGTTTTAGAAGTAATATAACTTCTGGTCTTAATACCGAAAGATCCATCACTTAAAGGAAACAAAAATGTAAACGCACAAAAGTCATCGCCTTGCGAAAGGTCGCAGCCCATGGCGCATGGCATCTGCCAATAGTTTCGTTTCTTGCAAGGAAGAGTTTCTTCATACGTAAAGAAGTAAGTATATCCTTCCATGGGAATCCCGAACCTCTTTGCTAAAATATCGTTTCTCTTTGAGGGCGAATGCTCTGCTAATTCAACTTCAAGCTGATACGTTTCGTATGTTACAGTCTTTCCCAAATTAGGATTAGCCTTGACCCAAAGTTCAGGATGCGCTACCTCTTCAACATCATCCAATCTGTAATACCAGATAGATACATGAGGATTCTGGTAATTGCCTTTAAGTATGTCTAGCAACTCCATTTTGATTGTATCGCCCGCCCCATTACGGACTGTTCCTTCTGAACTTGTAAGAATGATGATGTAATCGTCTAACTTGGATGATCCCTGCTCTATAGCAACCGCTACGTCCTCTCGTAAATCTCCTGAAAGCCACTCGTCAACCGTGGCGCACTTATCTCTTCGACCTTGCAACTTATTGATTGTCATCGGCATAACTTCAATCAACGAATTAGTAAGAAAATTCTGTATTCCTGCTTTAGTCGAAGCAAGCTTCTGACGATTGCGCTTTGAACCAGTTGTGTTTTGCAACGAACCTTCTGTAAGAAACTTAAACAAAGGGCCTCTTGCCCTTGTAATAGCAGTTCTCAATGGGTCCATTACACCATCAGCTAATTTCATTGTAGGGGCGGTGACAACACCCTTTGTGGTAGAGGGGTCCACGTTCTGGACGTAACTCTGTTGGCAACTATCGTATAAAGATTTGGCGGCACCACGCCCTACAATCAAATACTGTTTATTGACTAAACGCTTCTTGATCATTTTGCGAACATAATGCCCACTATGACCATTTGCGTCTGGTTCCCAAACACTTCGTTCGATGTAATAATACCAGCCCCAGATCTGCTCTCCCCATAATTTAAATGATGGGAGAAGTTTCAAATCCGATCCATCGGTTAAAACCAATTCGTTTTCGCAATACTGGATCCAACCTTCTACCGGATCGGGATCGTAAAATATACCGGGGTTTTCTATTAACTTATCGATACGATTCATCTCAAGCGAAATATACTCATTTACAGGTATTTCGCCTCTTATTACGGCATCTCTAAACTCGCCGTAATATTTTGGTACAGCGGTGTTAGATAATGCTATAATTATTTACCTCTTCACTTCTTTCTTCACTTTGGTGAGACCTCCCCAATATGGATCATTTTCAGGTGTGCTTATCTGCTCCAGCCTCACATACCCTAAACTATCTACTAGATGGTTTATTTGCGGAGTATGGCCGACTACCTCGGCAGTAATTTGCGTAGATCCATGTTCTTTAGCGAACCGTTCAACAAAATCCATACCAGCTCGCCCATAGCCTTTTCCTTCATGCTGTTTTTCGGTAGAAAGCCAATTCACATAGGTCGTTTGCCCATCATTTTGAAGTTCTAATTCTAAATTACCGACTTTTTTACCACTAGAATTCTTAATTGTATAGTTGTAATCATTATTAACTAAATTCCTATACTTTTTAGAATGTCTAGCTAAAAAACTATTAAATTTTTTGTTAGGCTCGTATCTTAAAACCTCTCCGGTTTTTGTTTTTACTGAATAAGACTTTTTATTATTTATTCCATATCTTTTTACGCCAACATCGGTAAGTGAACCATCTGGATTCTGATAGCGTCTTACACCCCATTTCATTCCTTTAATACCATGATGACACAGGTAAAGACCAGCGGTTTTAGTTTGTTCTGTAAATGTTGCCATGATTTGCTACCTATTCCTCAACAAATGATCGTAGCGCTTCTTTGTCTCGCGAATGGCATTACGACGAGACCAAGCCTCGTAATTCCTCATAGTTTTCTTATCGTAATTTGGACGTCCAAAATCGTCATACATATCCATTGCGCGTCTGAAATACTTTAGATTAGTATTTTTTGTGTCTTTAATGTCTTTACGAAGTTGTTTAGCTTCTCCGAGTAACTCTTTTCTAGTAAAATGCTTATTCCTTGCTTTTATCTGAAGACCGAATCCGTCTCTTCGTAATTGTTCTGCTTCTTTAAACATTTTTGAAGCTTTATCTTTTCTCAAAGATTCAAGATCATAACTTCCTCTGCGCTTTGAACGATCAGCATACTCCATAACTTTTTCGGCATCCATATCAAGAACGTGGCTCTTCTCCACCATAGATTTGCCTAATTTGCTTGTTCGCTCAGACAAAGAATTAACCAAAACTTTATTCGCTTTATTTGCAACGTAAATGGTGGCAGCGGCGGTGGCTGCAACCCCAACTCCG